CGCAGTTTTGAGATGTGACCGATAGAACTTTTCATTCATATCTTCAAACAGGCGATTGCCATGTATAGTCATCTCAAAGGGACCAGCAGTAAAAGTACGAATCGAATTCTCATCTATCTTGTGCTGGGGGCGTATTTCTTCTTTCAAAGAATTGCCAAACACGGCTACGTATAATGGATCACGTAGGCGTTCCCAATCTTCCTCCATGTAGCGACTATAATCTTTCCAGTCATCAACCATGGCACGTTTCTTAGCATATTTCCTAGTCCAGGGGAAACCCGGTGAGGTAGTCATATCAACTCCCTTCCGAACTTCTTCTTCTGATTTCACTCTGGAATTCTGCATGTAAGGGCCAAAATGTCGCTCCGTCCAACGGAATGCGAGATTCATGGCAGTAACTTGGGTAGCATCTAAGGCCGGAACATCCTTAGCGTATTTCCCAAGCGAAATATAAGCAGCTTCCACATTAGGCACGGGTAAGCCCCACTTTTCTCTATCAACCTTATGATCGGTTTCATTTTCAAAGCGGGCAACATTCATATCTATTCTACGTCGATTCTTGCCAGCGAATTTCTTCGGGACTGAACCTAAACATGGAAAGTATGAGTTGCTCAAATATTTCTCGTGGAGTGCCGTAGGGCGGCACGTAGCCCTGAATCCTCGTCTAAAGAACTCAGGGTATTTCCCCCACCATTCACTGCCCTCTTCTAAAAGAGTGGCAGGAAGGGGGGGATTTACTGAAAAAGCATGCTGGTCAGGGCAACTTGATCTTGAGACTTCCATCTCAAGATACGGTTTTCGGTGATTGGCTCAAACCGATTAACCTCAAGACCTCCTGCCACATGTGTTCCAACTATAGCTCCATCACTTACAGCAATTACAAGCCCACCGCAGTCTCCTGCTTCAGAGGCATAATTGGCGAGTCCATCAGCGCTAGCATACCCTACACTTAAAGTGGGGTGCTCTTGTTCTCCGCTGGAATAACTCACAAGCATCACGGCTTCATTCTTCGGGGCTCGCATTTGCAGCACACCCGGTTTAACAGCTCCATTATGGAAAAAGACACCCCCATCCTCAGATGTTGGGGTAATCTCTCCTTTAATGATTGCTGAAGTCGTCGAATTAACAATCTTCCTCGATGCTCCGTCTTGGTGGCTATGTAAGACTACATGCACTTTATTACCAATAATCGCAGCAGTGTTTGTAAACACATCATCCTGGAAGTATTTAAATACATTCTGTGACACTCTGGCCCAAGTCAACTTGGCTTTCCCAAGCATTGATTCCTTGGCCATCAATTTCTCTCCTTCTTTTTCAATCCGTGCAACCTTAGCTACATCGGCAGGGAAATAAGAATAGCGTCTTGTACGGGCTCTTCTCACATGGTGATTAACCTGCGAGACAACCTTAGACTGGCGATTAGCGGGGAAGTACTTCATACCAAGTTCTTTACTCTTGGCAGCAATCTTTCCCTCACTGACCCATCCATCGTCTGCATTTCGGCCGCGAACTCTTGCAACGTGGGACCTAAACTCCTCTTCGTCGGATTCGCTATCGTGATCGGTCGTATCTTTCTCATACTGATCTTGATCATCATAACCATAATCACGAGAGTCTTCAATTTCTTTCTCTTCTTCCGAAAAATCAGCGACATC